TGTTACTTGTGGCATTGATCTTGGTATTTGTTTTGATACCTCTTCCTCTATTATTTTTTGCATATAAAAACGATTCTCATCAATTCTCGACTGCTTCGTTGCATTCAAAAAGATTATCACCCCTACTAAAAGGAGTGATAATCCAAATGATGATATGATCATGATTTTAAATACGAGATTCATTAATCGCTTCTTTAATAATCTGTTTAAGTTGTTTTGCTTGTTTCTTATTAACAGAACCAAATTTATTATCTATCCATTTCTTACCATACCAGAATACGAATAGAACTGCGAGTAAAGCAAAACCCTCACCCCAATCTAAGTTCCATGCCCATTGAAAAAAGTTCCACATAATAATTATTCAGTAAGTGTTCCGTTTAATCTTCTTATTGCACGTAGTTCTTCTAAGTTCATATCTTTCGTTCCTCCATCATATGCTAAAGCATATCCCTCTGTAATCATTTGCTCATTGAGAGACACGTCCCCAACCCCAATGTATAACCAGCCAAGAAGACGGCCATACTTTCCGACACCGCCATCCAACTCAGTGCGGATAACGAGATCATCATCACCAGCAATAGCACCTTCAAGTTTCTCCTTGAGCCAGTTTGTCGCGTCGATTCCAAGTGCCTTCTCCTCCAAATTTCTTGTGCGTTTCTCAGGAGTATCGACTCCTGCTACTCTTACTCTTTCTTTTTTGTAAAGATCAAATCCTAAGTCTATTGTTACATCTATTGTATCTCCATCAACAACTCTATTGATTTCAATCACTCGGAAGTTGTAACAACTCTTCCGACTCGGTGGGGTCATCGCTCCCATATTCAAACTCTGTAAGTGCACTATTTATAGCATCAGAGGGAGAGGTCATTTTTTTCTCTCTCTCTTGCCTTTTTAAATACTCTATTGCATTCCATACATGATCCCATTGATTAGGTTCAACTTCTAATTCAAAAGCATCAGCAGGAGTGATAGGTGCAACTCCACATGCCGTCAAAATAAATGGTAGGAAATACTTTACCATGTTTTAGAGTGAGTGTTAACATCACCCTCAACATGATTGTGATCAATTTCATCAATGTGAGCATGTTCAATATTGAAATGCTCTAACGCATTTGCAATTCTTTCAAGAGCGACTGCAATACGATTAGTGTCAATAGGATTCATAATAATATGTCGTATATTTCTAGTATAACATGTAAATTATTGTTTGCAACTATTCATTTGGAAAAAAATGATCCCATCTTAAGATGTAGTATATCACTATTGACACAGAAATCAACAGTATTAATACCATGATGTTTACACTATGAACTACAGTCATGCAACCATTAGCATTGCTTTTCTTAGTTCTCTAGAGTGATCTAATTCATCTTGTGCAATCTCTGCAATCTTTGTATCCTCTGGATGATATGCAGAATACTTTACATAAGTTTCATATGCATGCTTTTCAATCTTCATGTTGATGTCATAAGCGTTAACAGGATTGAGAAGATAATACCCAACCATAATCCAATAATAAAGTAAAACAAGATGTTTGGCAAAGAAGCGGTCAACCCAATACTTGTTACCTTCTCTAAGCTCCATTTCTTCCAGATGTTCTGTTTCATTGAGTGCCTGATAGAAGTGTTCCTTCATCAAATAAATGTGATCCTCACCACGAAGACCAAGAGATTCACGAAAATGTAATACACTGATAAAGGAGAAGTATGGTGCTCTTGCAATAACTTCTAATACCCAAAACCTTTGAAAGTCTCTACCCCTATAGAGAGAGTCTAAGATATAGATCGTGGTATCTAAAACCAATGTGTTAAATTTTTTCATATATGTTTTATATCTATAAGTATTTATACTTATAGTATCTCTTTCAGCACCCACTCATTAGATAAAACAGGTTCACCAAACAAATCTATTTGTATGTTATGTGCATCTACTTCAAGATCATCTTTATCCTTACGACAATGTAACCAGTAGTATGTGCCATCCTCTCTGATGTAAAAGTAACTGGTGTTATGTGAGTCAAGACAAAAGACAGCATACAAGTGAGGATATTCTCTCTTGCGATTTGGGTCTGGTTTACACATCTTACCCATATTCGCATACATGGGTGTCTTACCACTACCATGAGGGGTGGGTATGTCTCTTAAGACATGCCAATCATATCGTTCAGTCACGTTGTCGCCAGTCATCTGATCTATCTTGGTGGAACCAATCAACTATTTCATCTGGTGATCCAAAACCCCTTCGGTGATTACTTGAATCGGGGTCTCCAATATTCAAGTTATTCAAAAAAGAATCATTCGGATTTGCTGTTAATCTTCTTGCCTGTTGCAACATACCTCTAGCAGAAGTATTAGCTTTCGCTAATTTCTGAGCCCATATAACATCTTCCATGCTTACTTCGCTGCCAGAGGCAATATCTTTGCAAATTGATTCCAATCGCAAACGGTATTGTGTTGATAACATATACTAATGAGTAATATTAATATTATCTATATGTAAGCAAAAGACGGGATAAAAATTATTGCCATTGTTATGATTCCAAGAATAATTATTGATGATCTAATTGGTAAATCTTTCATTTTATCTCCTTAATTTTATCTAAGGAAAAAGGATGCTCGTGTAGATACGGAACATCCTCTCTGGCATTTCTTACGGCTTCAAATGCATCCTCCGCATATTCGCCTATTTCGTGATACTCATTTAGTTGGTCGTGCCAACCAAGTGTGTAGTGGGACATGATAGTTTCAACTCCATTACGACACTATTTATTATAACAAGGTAGGTAAATATACGCAGTTATGTGTGGGTTCCCTTACTTATCTTTTTGTGGAGGAACTGCTGTGCCAATCTGCATTGGTGCTTGCTCAATACGTATTGTTTGTGCAGGTGCAGTCTGTGATGCTGCTGCGATAAGTTTCTCCATATCGCCTTTGCTTACACCACCACTCGCACCACCACCTTGTGCTCCCCTCTTAGAAGTAGTGACCCCAAAGGTAGCCAGAACTCCTGTGAAAACTGAAGCTATAAATGTCGGATCCAGATCCTGCTTCGGTATTTTCAATGCTTCTGGCAACTCAACGTAGGCCAATGTTAATATTCCTCCACTCCAAATCAAAATTCCAAGACGGACAAAGGTGGAGAGGATCATCATCTGTTCCTCTTTATCTTCAGATGCCTCTTTTAATTTACCAAAGAAACCTTTCTTCTTTGGTTCTTCTGTTTTAATTTCTTTTTTTTCTTCTGCCATAAAAAAATACCGCATTAGCGGTATTATTTAGTATATTAATCCCTTTCTAAAAAGGTGATGGTAGTGATGGCGATGGTGAATCTACTGATGAAGGATTTGATAATGGTAACGCTCCTCCTAAACCACCTGTTACTGATTTTAGTGCCTCGGTTTTAACTTTATCAATAATAGAATCCTTATTGAGATATAGATAACCGCCAAGACCAACAACGGTGAGAGATACAATGCCACTAAAGATAGCACATCCATTGATAATTTTCTGCATGTTTAATTTACGTTTGCGATATATTTATTCATCTATCATAGGTTCCATCATAATAACTATTAGACCACCCACTATAACTGTTCCTGAGAATATCATAAGAAACATTTGTAATATATGGTAAGCAGATAAGTAATTCATCCTACCTCTTGCAATCTTTGTGCGACTGTTAGTTTTTGTATTGGTGCTACGTCATTTAAACCATTTGCATCAAACCAAGGAGCATTCTCCCAGTCGAATCCTTCTCCAAATGTATTATCTGCTTCTGCAACATACCAATGGCATGCTGAATCTGGAATATCTACTGCACATACTGCCCAGTCATCTGTCCACTGTGGAACTTGAACCCAGATAACAGGTTCTTTCTCAAATGCATATGCTGTTTGGGTTACACCAAATAGTAATCCAAATACTAATATCCATGAGACCAGCCTAGGAAGAAACCTTATGTTCATTGGTCTCTTATATGCTTCCATCACGTCGTGATAAGATTGTGACATTAAATCGCTCATCAAATAAGTCCTGCTGATCCTGCTGTAATTCCTACAGTCAGGAAAAATAAAAATTCAAATACAGGCATAAATCCTGCGTTCTTTAGTAAAAATTGAGTCATTTGTGCTTGTGCTCCTCAGCTTTTGTTTATGAAAATACGAACGGTAGTCCGTTGATTGCAGTGAATGATACTGCACATGCAAATAAGATTTGATAAATCATGTTTATGCTCCTTGGTATACTGGTGTCATTACTCCACCTTCTGGATCGTCATCGTCATCATCATCTACTCTTAAAAACAACTCTAACCCTACAAGGAATGCTAATGGATAAAAACACCATAGTATTGCCGTGAAAGGTGAGATGTTTGTTGCTTCAGCGATCATACGAATACATTAGTAGTGGTGCTTGCAATCACTGCCAACATAAAGATGTATGGCACAACTTTAAATGGAACTGGTTGTCTCTTTACTGAGTTCATTATACAATTCCCGGTATTAGTTGACCTGTTGCTAAGTAGATACCACCGAATAGAACGAATGCAAACATCGCTGGTCTACCGATTGCTCTCTCGAAGATGTCTTTATTATTCATTATACGAAACCCGGAATGATTTGACCTGTTGTTAGGTAAGCACCTAAACCTGCGATGATTCCAAGCATTGCGAATCTACCATTAAGTTTCTCTGCAAATACTTTTTGCTTTTCAATTGTCTTTACTTCTGTTTTATTTGTCATTAGAATATACCGGGGATGATGTTTCCTGTTGTTGCGTATGCACCGACTGCTGCTACGAAACCAAGCATTGCTGCCCAA